ATCTTCTAATTCAATTGATATATTGGATGTTTTCTTTCCACTTTTCTTTTCCAACAATTTAAGTATTTGTTCCTCTTTTGTGGATATTCTTCTTTCCAGCTTAGCAGTTGTGTCTGTTACACTTAAATAGCAATGGAATAAGCAGTCTTTTTTATTCGATATAACAAGCACTCCAGTGAACGAATAAATATAGTCATTTTCAAGCTGATCTCTAATGTCTTTACTGACTTTTATTACTATAGATTCTTCAGTATTCTCATCAATTAAGGTATCGAAGTAAAATCCATTATAATCCTTAGTACCATTCTTTTTGTATCGTCCTTTTAATTCTATTTGATTGTTAATAGTATCAGGTATTCTTAGATTACTTTTGAGTATGCAGGAAATAGAGTTAGGTGTGTGCATTTGTTTGTTTTTTTGCAAAAGTAATAAAAAAATGAACATTAACCAGTCTTAAAGATAAAACTAATTGATATTAGTAGTAAAATGATATTGCTTTAATTATATATCATCTTCTCCCAATCATCGAGTATCGTAACATCCCACCGAGGAAGATCCGGATTAATATAGGTTACAGACCTACCATACACAGAGAAACTTTTTCCTATAAACTCGTCAATAGCTTCATCTTCCCCTTTTTGAAGACAGATATTCATAAAAACATGCATTTCATTCCAGTTTGTGGGTCCAATGAACAAAGATTCAATCAAGCGGCCTTTTACAGGTACACCGATAACGTGCTCTTTTATCCTATCAACTAATGATACCGCTTCTTCAAATGACATACTTGGAATTTTAGAGCAAAGATAGAAAAAAATAGATGCCCTCTCCCCTATCACATAAAAGCTATTTCAAT